GGGGGCGGCAACCGAACGTGCCCGACCACGTCATTTACGAGGACGAGGACGATGACGAATGAGCTACGCAAAACTATTCAGCGACACAGAGGAGTACGCGAATGCCGTCCGTGACGTCGTCATTCAAGCTGGAATCTGGTCTCCAAGAGCAGGACAAGTCCAAATCGGACCAAGCGAGGTCGGTCACAAGTGCACGCGCCGTTTGGCGTACAAGCTCCTCGACTGGGAAAAGCCAAATGCGATGCAAGGCGGTTCTTGGGCTGCACAAGTCGGAACGGCGATTCACGCGTACTTGGCAGAGGTCTTTGGCAAGCGTGAGGGATTCCTCATTGAGCAGCGCGTCACCATTCGTGGCAGTCTTGCAGGAACCGTTGACCTTTTTGACGTCAAGAATGGTGTGGTTCTCGATTGGAAAACGACGGGTGCGACTAAACTGGCCAACTACAAGAAGTTCGGCGCAGACCAACAACAAATCATTCAAGTCCAGCTCTATGCTTACGGACTTGCACAACAAGGAGCTGACGTCAAGAAGGTGGCACTCTGCTACCTACCGACTTCAGGTTCGCTCACTGACATGGTCATGGTCATGCACGACTATGATGAGCAAGTTGCGCTCGACGCTCTCGCTCGCATTGACGCCATTCACGCCTTACTGGCCGCGGTGGACGTCGAAGCAAACCCCGAGTTTTGGAGTCAAATACCCGCAGAGGCCGACCGTCTTTGCGCTTGGTGTCCATACTTCAAACCTTTCAGCAAGTCTCTCGAGGAAGGTTGCCCAGGTGACACTGCCTGAGAAAACCATCAACGACATTATCAAAGAGATAATGGAGTCAGCTGATGAGGAACCCACCACCACCACCAACCAACAGAAAGCAGGGGAATAATGGAAGCATTTGCTTCACCAGCCGCCGCGAGCGCTGGTCCAAAACCAGCTGACCTTCAGGGCCAGTTGCTTATCTTCAAGCCTATCGAGTACCGCTCAGGTATCGAGACGGTGAACGGTCCAGCTGACGCCATTTCGTGCGACGTCATCAACTTGGACACGGGAGAGTCACACAGCGATGTGCTCTTTTTTAACATCGCAATTCGCAACGCACTTCGCCCACTAATCGGACAGCGAGTGCTCGGTCGAATCCAACAAGGAGTTGCCAAACCTGGCAAGACTGCTCCATGGATTATCGCCGACGCATCACAAGACCCTGCAGCAATCGCTAAGGCCGCGGCTTTCAAGCCAAGCACAGCAGCGCCAGCAGCAGCACCAGCAACGGCGGGTGGCGTGCCACCTGAGGTCGCGGCTCTACTTGCCCAACTAGGGGCAAAGCCTCTCTAGGTTTCTTAGAGGAGTATCCTTCCACTCGACTCTAAGGAAGGCGCGGTGCCGCGGGCATGAGAAGGGGAAGCTCATCAACCCAGGCGACATCAGGTGCAAGGCCTGACACCGCACGCAACACATTTGAACGGGGGAGCAGCTTAAATGTCTTTAGAGGTACTAACCGCGGCACTTAGATTCGCCGCTGTCGGCTGTTCAGTCGTGCCAGTCATGGCAGACGGTTCCAAGCGCCCAGGCATCGGCCAGTGGAAAGAGTATCAGCACAAGCTGCCGACAGTTGAGGAACTTCAGGCTTGGTTCAAAGACGCCAAAGGCGTCGGCATCATCACGGGCAAGATTTCGGGCAATCTCGAAATGCTCGAGGTCGAAGGTCGCGCTGTGGCTGACGGCATTCACACACAAATCAAAGACATGGCCAATGAGATTGGGCTCGAGGAGCTTTGGCAACGACTAAACGAGGGCTATTGCGAAATGACCCCGTCGGGCGGTTTGCACTGGCTCTATCGAATTGACGGTGAAGTGCCAGGCAATACCAAGCTGGCGAGACGGCCTGGCCCAGGCGACACCGTTGATGTACTTGCCGAGACCCGCGGTGAAGGTGGCTTCGTGGTTGCGGTGGTTCTTGGTCTTTGATTTCGGGCTCGATTGAGACAATTCGAACGATAACCACAGACGAGCGCGAAAGTCTCCACTCCTTATTTAGGTATTTCGACCAACTTCCAAAGGCTTCGGTGGTAGCTTCAGAGGTCACGGAGAGGCATCGGGAAGCGGGTTCGACACTCCCAGGCGACGACTACAACGAGCGTGCCACTTGGGACGAGCTTCTCTTGCCACTTGGCTGGACTAAGGTATTCGCAAAGGGTCAGACCACCGCTTGGTGCAGGCCAGGCAAAACGGGCGGCATCAGCGCCACCACCAATTATGAAGGCTCGGACTTGCTGTTCGTGTTCAGCACCAGCACCATCTTTGAGGCAGAGCGCGGCTATAGCAAGTTCGCGGCTTACACTCTCATTGAGCACGGGGGCGACTTCCACAAGGCAGCGTCTGCGCTCGCTGCGAAGGGCTTTGGCTCAGGCAGCTCCAGCAGCTTGCAGCCGATTGACATTTCATCACTCATGGAAGCGCCAGCGCCCGAGCATGGCGTTGTAGCATTACCTGAGCCCGAACCCGACACCAGCTGGCTACCAAGACCAGTCGAGTTTGACGAGGACGAAACAGAACCTGGACCGACCGTGCTCTACAGGACAGATGGGCAGTGCCTTCTCTACGCTGGGAAGGTCAACGCCATTTTCGGAGAGTCAGAGTCGGGCAAGACTTGGGTTGCGCTGGAAGCCGTGCGCCAACAGTTAGTGCAAGGACACAAGGTCTTTTATATTGATTTTGAGGACTCAAAGCGCGGCATTCGAGGACGCCTGAAGGCGCTCGGTGTTCAGCGTGAGCAGTTCGACCGCTTTAGGTATGCCAACCCTGACGGCAGCTACAACGAAGTGGCACAGCAAGCGCTCCTTGGTGCGATTCGCGACTTCACACCCAACCTGATTGTGGTGGACGGTGTCAACGCCGCCATGAACCTGCTGGGACTTGACCTTGAAAAGAACAAAGACGCCACCCAGTTCAGTCAGGTGGTCTTGCGGCCACTGCGTCTGTGGGGTGCTGCGATTCTGACCATCGACCACGTCACAAAGTCAAAAGACAACCGAGGCAACTACGCCATCGGCGCACAAGCCAAGCGTGCAGACATCGATGGTGTGGCAATCGCTGTGGACGTGTCGATGCCATTTGGCCGAGGCTCCAACGGCAAACTCAACCTCAAAATCACCAAAATCGCTGTGGACGTGTCGATGCCATTTGGCCGAGGCTCCAACGGCAAACTCAACCTCAAAATCACCAAAGACCGCCCAGGCTTTGTGCGCGGCATCAGTCAAGAGGCTTCTTATATCGGACACGTTGATTTGATATCACAACCCGACAACCGCATTGAGATTTCACTCGTCGGTGGTCAGACTGGCTTCACACCCCACGAATACTTAATGAGAAAGGTATCCGAGTTCATGGAAACGCACGGCGCAGAGCTATCAACCAACCAAATCGTTCAAGCCATCGAGGGCGGTACCGACCAAATCAAGAAGGCGCTCGCTCAGCTCGAGGGGCAGGGTTATCTTGGAGTGCGGGCTCAAGGACAAGGCCGCTACTACACACATCTAAAGACCTACGTGTTGGGAGCGCCATTACCATTCTCGGGGGTTCTAGATGCCAACCTATGAGTTTCGCTGCGGAGTGTGTGGCATGTCTTTGCTAGTTGACGGCTCGGTGCACGGTGAGACCGTGGCGCCCTTGTGTTGTGGCCAGCTTGCTGATAGAGTGTGGTCCTCTCCAGGTGTGCTTTTCAAGGGAGACGGCTGGGGGTTTCAGAAATGACATTGAACTTGACCGACTTGACCGATATTGACCGTTTCACTATCGGTCAAGTAGGGGCAAGAGGCGACCGAAACTTGACCGACTTCGCCCCCCCCTATAAGGGGGGGCGGTCGGTGAAGTCGGTCAGCAGCTCAGGTGGTGAGTCTTTTGTTAGATAAACCAGCCGTAGAGGATTTCTGTCGGAGTTGTGGAGCTGCGCTTTGGAAGGCGCAGTGGTGCGGTTTTTCGGTGTTTTCGGACTGCACTCCCATCGACACCAAGACAGAGATAGTGTGCTTACTCAATAAGCGCCCTACATATGGCGTTTCTAGGTGGCGGCCCAGCTTCTACCTAGAGCGCCGCTCAATGCTCAATATCCACAAGCAATACGAGTTCATACTCGCCAAGCATCTTTGCGGTTCAGCCCAGGCCGTGAAGGAGCACCCAACCTACTGGGCAGTACCACAAACAACCGAACCTAACTTCTAAAAGGGGGAACAAATGGCAGGACGTCTTATCGCCGTAGTCGGCGGTCAGTATGGCAGTGAAGGAAAGGGCGCCGTAGCAGGCTACCTATCCGCAACCTCAGAGGCTCCATTCATGGGAATCCGAGTCGCAGGACCAAACGCAGGGCACACAGTTATCGGCAAGGGACCAAACGGCGAGGAGTCATACGCATGGCGACTTCGTTCAGTCCCAGTCAACGCAGTCACAGCACCTGAGTCCGACCTAATCGTCGCGGCAGGCTCTGAGATTGATATTGAAGTCTTTAACCGCGAGCTTGCAGAACTCGACCAAGCTGGATATCAAGCCAGCTCACGCATCATCGTGGACGACCAAGCCACCATCTTGGAGCCTCGCCACCACGACATCGAGACCGCAGACGGCATTCAAGCCCGAATCGGTTCGACCAGCAAGGGCATCGGCGCTTCACGTGCTGACCGCATCATGCGCAAGGCTTCTCTATTCGGCGGCGGGGTAGATACTTCAAAAGTTATTCGCGAGCACTTGCAACGAGGCGGCACTGCTCTAATCGAAGGCACACAAGGCTACGGCCTCGGACTGCACGCAGGTCTCTACCCATTCTGCACAAGTCAGAACTGCAGAGCCGTTGACTTTTTGTCTCAGGCTGGCATCAGCCCGTGGGACAGAGCGGTTGACGTCTTTGACGTTTGGGTGACTGCACGCACCTACCCAATCCGCGTTGCTGGCAACTCAGGACCGCTTGAGAACGAGACCAGCTGGGAACAGCTTGGACTAGAGGCTGAACGCACCACAGTGACACAAAAGATTCGTCGTGTCGGCCACTTCGATTCGAAGCTGGTTCGCGACGCAGTCGTGGCAAACGGTGGAGCACCAACAGTCAAAATCGCACTCACTATGTTTGACTACATCTTTCCTGAGCTTAAGAACCAAGCCCAGATTGACATTTTGTCTGAGGAGCAAGCCAAGTACATCACAGACATCGAAAGCGCAACTGGCGCAAGCGTCAAACTAGTCGGCACAGGCCCTTCAACGATGGCATGGGTGAAATAATGTCATTTGACAAGTGGGAAGATGTGGCAGCAGCGTTCAGACAAGCGCCACAAGCCGAGGGCTCACCAACTGTGCAAGACCTCGCCAACTGGTGGCTAGATGAGACCAAGTCAGAGCTGGACTCTGTCATACCAAAAGCAATCGAGTATGGCAGTGCTGACCTCAAAGTCATCGGCTTTGCTCTGAGCCAAATGATTGGCGAACCAAAAAACGTCACACATGACGAACTTGGCATCGCTTTTTATGTACTGGGCAAAGTGGCCCGCCTTGTTGGTGGGTATGCTGACGGGCGTTTGCCTTCAGACGACACATGGCACGACATCGCTATTTACACCAAAATGGCGCAGTACGCACGTGAGCACGGTGGTTGGGGTGGGTTCGTCAAGTGATTGTCTACCTCGCAGCACCGATTGATTTTGATGCAGGGTCGCAAGTGACTCGCACCAAAAACGAAATCAAAAAGCACTTCAAAGACCAAGACTGCACTTGGGTGTACGACCCAGCTGGAGCATGGAACGCACCAAAAGACCTTGTGCCTGACGAGTTCGTGCACTGGGCCAATCTGAAGGTGCTTGAAGATGCCGACCTTCTTGTGGCCGTGTTGTTGAAAGACGTGTTCACAATCGGCACAATCGTTGAAATCCAACACGCAGTTGACAGTGGCATTCCAGTCATCGTCATCGGCGACGTTGGAATGAACAGCGTTGCACTCGCTGCACTCGAAGTGCAAACCTACGAATCTATTAAAGAATGGAGTGAATATGGCAGCCCTATTGTACCGCGTACTGACACCGACTGGCTTGGCACCAACTAAGGCGTATGCAGATGACGCTGGCTTCGACTTGTATTGTGATGCGGAGCTTGTGATTCAACCACACACTTTTGTGGACGTCCCACTTGGTGTTGCGATTAAGGTGCCCGAAGGCACTTGGGGCTTGCTTACAGCTCGCTCTAGCACGTTGCGCAAACACGGCCTCATGGTGGCGCAAGGCGTCATCGACTGTGGATACACTGGCCCGCTTTTTGCTGGCGTGTGGAACATGACAGATGAACCAGTCAAAATCGAGCCTGGAATGCGCTTGGTTCAATACATTCTCATGACAAACGCTTCTCTAAATGTAGAGGCGCAGCAGGTTGACGAACTTCCCAAAACCGACCGTGGCGCTTCGGGTTTTGGGAGTTCAGGTGTCTGATAAGCCTCTTATTGAAACCGCTCAGGAGTTGCGGGATTTGGCTACTTGGTACAAGGACCTAGGGGCAGAGTTGGAGCCTGGTCGCGTTGGCGAGCGCACCAGCCGCTCTGTGCCTGGGCCTCGACTCCCAGTTCGTGTCGATGTGCTTGACGCGATTTTGGACATTAGAACTGATACACTTATGTGGGAAGCCGAGCTTAGGCTCGAGCTCAACCAGGGGGCAGTGACCAACAACGACATTGAACGTTCGTTGTATTGGGTTGCAGACGCTGTTGAGAAGTGGCCGACTGACAATCGGACAAAAGCGATTGAAGAAATCAGTCACTCCACATCAAAACGGCACAATCAGGTGAAAATCCTGTTAGGATTGGAGCAGAGGCCCTTGACGGCAAGACT